AGTTCAACAAGGTCAATAATAACACCGCGGCCATCTGGGAGAAGATCAAGAAGGTATGGAAGGAAACCTTTACCAGCACTTGGATACAAGGTTTTTTCTCCTATATTATCCAAGCACTGGGCTGGCTTACTGGGGTTACGAGCAAGGCAGGCGATGGAGTGAAGGTGTTTCGTGAGCGGATAGCCTTTTTGCTAAAGACGATAGGGGTCTGTACTGCTGCTGTGGTGAGCTATAAGGCAGCGGTACTCATTGCCACAGTGGCCACTAAACAGGCGTGGCAACAAACACTGCTGTATAATACAGCCCTGAAGGTCAAGACAGCGCTTATGCAAGCAGGAAAAGGGGCGGCACTGCTTCTTTCGGGAGCCAAGGCAGTTCTTACAGGGAATATACAAAGAGCTACCGCAGCCATGCGTGCTTTCAATATGGCCACAAAACTTAGTCCCATAGGGCTATTGGTGGGAGTGATAGGGGCGGCAGCGGCTGCTTATATGGCCTTTAATAGAGAGCAGAAGCAGGCGCTTACAGGACAGAAGTTACACAATGATGCGATAAAGGAAGCTAATGTACAGACCGCGGTGGAGGTGAATCATTTGCAGCAGCTATTGGCAGTTGCCAAAGATGTACAGAAACCATACGAGGAGCGCCGTAGGGCTGTGGCGGAGCTAAACCGATTGGTTCCTGAATACAACGGCAACCTTACAGTAGAGACAGCGCAAACAGAGGAGGCTAAAAAGGCTTTGGATAGGTATGTGGAGAGCCTAAGGGCTGCGGCCAGAGAGAAGTACCTCAAAGCGATTGTGGATCAGAAAGCCGAAGCGCTGGCCAAGGCGGAATATTCGAGCCTTGAGGAGAATATCTCGTGGTATCAGAAGGCATGGAATAGCGTCAAAAGTATGGGGAATATGACTATGGCTGCCCAGAACAATATCGTTAGTTCCTTGGAAAATCGCAGCAAACGTATCAAAAATGCCGAGCAAGAACTCAAGACTGCCACAGACCAACTGATGAAGGAGCAGGCTAAGAAAGTAGAGGGCTCCACAGCAAGCACAGATACCCCCGATATGCCCGTAGTAGGAAGCAGCGGAGACAAAGAGGGCAAGGGCAAGGCAGCCAAGGCAAAAGACTATACCCAAGAGTATGAGGCGGCTAAGCGTGCACGCTTACAAGCAGAGCAGGAGCTACAGAAGGAGATAGCCCAAGGGCTGGAGGAAAGCCTCGATAAGCAGTTGGCCACCACGGAGCAGAAATACAATGAGAAGAAGTTCAAGCTACAACAAGAAAACGCCACTCTTGAACAGGAAATCAGCACCCTTGCGGCGGAAAAGAGCAACGATCCTAATCGGGAGAAAGCCATAGCCGAAAAGCGCCAACTCATGGAGCTCAACAAGCAAATAGAGGTCGCTTACGAACAGCAGAAGGAGCAGGAACTACTGCAAGTCAGGGAGAAATACCACGCCAAGGAGGCTGAGCGCAGGGTCAAGGAACGAAACCGAGAAATAGATGCCCTTCGCCGCCAGAAATCCGAGGAAATCATAGAGATACAGAGCTTGGAGGAAGCCAAGAAGCAACTAAGAGAAAACCTATCAGCGGGGGAACTCTCACAGATTAAGACACTTGAGGACGCTAAAAAAGCCCTAAGAGCACAAGCCGAGAAAGAGCTATTGGCACTGAGCCTGAAAAACTTTGAGGAGCAGAAACAGATCCTTATGGGCTACCTCTCCACCCTTACAGGGGAAGCCAAGGAGAAACTGGTCGAGGACATCACCCAGATAGAGGACAAGATAGTCCAAATCAAAGAGAAGCTGGACAACATCAAGAACAACAAGGACACTAAAGAGAAGAATGCCGCAGACAAGGAGCTGGAGAAGGTGGATGTATTGGGATTCTCGGCCAAGGACTGGAAGGATACCTTTTCCAACCTTGATGAGATGAGCAACCGCTTTAAGGCTGTGGATATGGCCGTAGGAGCGATGAATAATGCTTTTAACATGTTCTCCCAACTCCAACAGGGGCTGAACCAAAAGGAAATGGCTACCTTTACCAAGAATCAGGAACAGAAGAAAAAAGCCCTACTCAACCAGCTTAACCAAGGGTATATCTCGCAAGCTCAATATCAAAAGGAGCTACAGCGCTTGGACGAGGAAGCCGATGCCAAGAAGAAAGAACTTAGTGTAAAGCAGTTCAAAGCACAAAAGGCAATGAATATGATGAATATTATAGCCAATACGGCTGTAGGTATTATGAGAGCTTACGAACAAGGCCCTATCGTGGGGAGTGTCTTTGCTGCAATTATAGGGGCTTTAGGGGCTGTACAATTGGGGATTGTAGCCTCACAGCAGGCGCCAAGCTATGCCAAGGGAGGATATACCAAGGGCTTAGGATTTAAGGACGAAAGCGGGCAGGAGGTAGCCGGAATTGTACACGGGGAGGAGTATGTGGTACCCCAGTGGCTCAAGAAAGACCCTGAAGTGGCGCAAGTAGTGGAATGGCTCGAAGCCAAGCGCTTGGGACAGTCGCCTAAGGGATATGAAGCAGGAGGGGAGGTGAAGAATACCAAGCAGGAAACCCCTACAAGTGAGAACAGCACCCCTGCCGTAGGGGTTCCTACAGGACTTACTGAGGTGCTCTCAAGGCTCAGCACTACCGTAGAGAAGCTACAGGGGGAAGGTATAGAAGCCTATATCGTAGCCGATGCTAAGGCAGGCAAGGAACTCCGACGAGCGATCAAAGAGTACGAAGCACTGCGAGAGCGAAACAAGAGATAGTGATTACTAAGGGTTTAAAAAAGTCCTTTCCTATATGGAAGGGGCTTTTTATTTTTGCCTTAGATAGAAATTAAAAGGTATTGATTCAATGGAAAAAATCTTTGTAACCTTGTGGATCCTCTTTGGTATCTACATCTTAGTCTTAGTAATGATTATGGCCGACCTATGGAGTGGCCTGCGCAAAGCCAAGAACAACGGAGAGATGCGCACCTCGTATGGCTACAAGCGTACTGTAGGGAAGCTCGCCCAGTACTACAATGTACTAATCGCCCTCACGATAGTAGATAGTATGCAGATGAGTGCTGTGTGGTACTTTGAGCAATATTACGGGAATCAGCTGTGGTTCTTTCCCTTTATGACCCTTGGGGGTGCCTTTTTACTCTGCCTGATAGAGATAAAGAGTATCTATGAAAAGGCCGAGGATAAGGTACGCTTGGACAAAGCAGGACAAGTGATGGGCAAGATCATCCTTAACCGCGGGGATGTAGAGGAAATAGCTTCTTCCATCAAGGAATATCTTAATGAAAATGATAAAACACCCATAAAAAACGAATAACCATGCCAACACCTAAGTATAAAGTAAGGCCTGACACAGGCGAATTGCAGGAATACCTCTTTGAGTACAACGGGATTTTAGCACTTAAAAACTTCGTAGCACGTGTGGACGGAGAGCGCCTGATCCTACACAGCGCAGAGGATATGAACTTCTCTATCTTGGACGCCTTGGTCAGTGAAGTAGAGATCAATGGAGTAGTGTATGACAATGCAGATGCTGCCCAGCAGGCACTACAGCGCTTAACCTTCAATACCAACAGACCGGTGATCATGACCCAGCGCGAGCGAGAACTACTCTTGGGAGCGCTCCAAAGTGGCAACTATGTAGGCACAGCAGCGGATCTGAAAGCACTCATTGATACGAAAGTAGACAAGGAAGATGGTAAGGGGCTATCCACAAATGACTTTACCAATGCCTACAAGCAGAAGCTGGACACCCTCGAAGATTACGATATAGAGCTGGACGAGAATACTACAGAGTTCCGATTTAAGAAGGGCAGCAATATAGTAAGGCGCATCTCCCTAATGTTCTTGGACGATGAAGGCACAAAATTGGTGTACAACAAGCCTGAGAAGACCTTAGAGTTAAGGGATAAGCGCAATAACCTCCTCACCAGTATCCCCGTGAGCCACTTTGTTAGTAATATTCCTGATGGAATTATTGTGCAGAATGGAAAGATTAAGCTCATGGCCGGAAATAATGTTATTTTTGAAAATGCTTTTTCCTACAATGACTTGGCGGACAAGCCATCATTGGATTTTATCCCTACCTCTTGGAACAATAGAGGAGGAAAAGAAGTTATTAAGACGCAAATAGATGACTGGTTGCGTATCAATGAGAACGGCAGCCATCCCAACGGTACTTATTTCGGCGCGTATCGCATCCGTACAGATAAGGGAATACAGGTAGGAGAAGGTGGAAACAAATTCCATGTGAGTGATGAAGGAAATATTGACATTAAAAATAAAACGAAAATCGTTGTAAGAGATAATGGGAATATTGCCTTTGGAAACATGGATTTCAACGATTTGGTTTATGGAGAATTCAAAGGTATAAAGATTTGGGGTCATGATAGTGATGATAAGGTAATTTTAGCTGGTGGTGGAGTTAAAAATATAAACGAGATAGCTCCTTCTTATAAGACTATTACAGACGCTCACAAATTCCTTGATAAGGATGGAGCTATACATTTTGGATCAGGTAGTGGTATAGCTAATGCCCCAGGCAGTTCTTACTATGAGATGTTAGGACTTACCCATAGTTCTAAGGGCTGGGGATTTATCATTGCAAAAAACTTGGATGTTAATGATCGGAAATTATACATAAAACAGGTCATTTCTGGCAGCTATACAGATTGGTTTGAATTGAATGGAAGCATTGATAATATATCTATCCGTAACTATATAGAGTGTAACCATAACCATAATGGTTCTGTAATTTTTGTTGAGAATCCGTTAACTATTCAACTTAAAGATTTAATCTCTTTAGATTGTGTGTCTTTTCGAAAAGTCTTCGCTGGTGGACAAGTAACCTTCACTTGCGATGGAAAACAAATCATCTACACGGGAGATAATGCCTTCAACGGGGGTGATGGCTCTACAGCCGTAGTAAGTATATGGAACAACAAGTGTTACATAGACATTCGAAATATATGATGAAAGTAATCAACAATCTCAGGGGTAGCGACAAGCTCCTGCATAGTAAGTACGGGAATATGATATTTATTGTCATTTTCCTTAGCGCTCTGATATTCTTGCCTGTTGTGAAATCCTTACTTATAGCCGCTATAATATTAGGGAGTATTGGGCTATGTAAGGAGCTAT